CCGGCAAAGTCCGTCCGTCATACTGCGGCAAGATGCCGGACGGCGCAGACTGTGCGGGGTGTCCGTGGCGTGGAGAGGAGGGATAGAGGATGTGGGTAATATTTTTGCTGGCCGGGATGTCTGTGGCAGTATGTGCCATGATCATTGCTTACATAGGCAACAGAGTGTTTTTGGCAATTAAAAAAGATCAAGAAAAATATAATAAAAATACAAAGGAGTTTGAGACAAATGAAGATTAAAATGTTTAAAGCAATTATTGTAATAGCGGCAGTCGTAGGCGGAATATTCTGTGTGGTATCTGTGGAGCGAATAGGAGCTGGAGAGGTGGGTGTTGTTTATTCTATGCGCGGCGGCGTACAGGACGAAGTGCTGCCGCAGGGATTTCACTTCATAAATCCATTTCACAAGGTTAACAAGTTCCCAGTCTCTCAGCAACAGCTGGTGTTGAGCAATAATCCAGCCGATTATAATAAAAATGAGCATCCGGATTGGCATGTGGATGCTCCGGCCGATGGTGGCATGGTTAAGATGAATCTTACGATTAACTATAATTTTATTCAGGACAAGGTAACAAGCCTGTATGAGCGGTTCCGTGGCATGGATGGGGACACATTGGTTGAAAACATGGTCCAGAATTCAATCATCGCATACATAAAAGAGGTAACTCCGAAATTTACGGTTATGGATATATACAGCACAAAGCGTTCTGAGGTTGGAAAGGAAATTACTGAATATCTAAATCAAAAACTAAATGGAGAGTACGGGATCAACGTTGCAAGCGCATTGATTATTGACGTACAGCTTGATGAGGCGCTGCAGGAAAAAGTTAGAGCAAAAGAGCAGGCCAAGCAGGACGCAGAAAAGGCTGAACTGGACAAGGCGACGGCATTGGCGCAAGCGGAAACAGATAAGGTTAGAGCAGAGGCCGCGGCGGCGGTGGCCATTGAAAAAGCTCGTGGGCAGGCTGAATCAAATCGTCTTGTGAGCCAGTCTATCACACCGGAACTGATCCAAATGAAAGAAGCTGAGGCAAGGTTACAGCACGGTTGGGTCGAGGTACAAGGCGCAAGCAGTGTAGTCAAAGCGGATTGATATGCTGGCATTTGCAGAAAATCCAACAGGTGCGGACGAGGAAAGCGGTTTGCCTCACCTGTGGCACCTTGCCTGTAATGCGGCGTTTCTGTGCGAGATGTATAAGGAGGAGTTATGACAAATCAAGAGCATATCCAATCCATGACCACTGAGGAACTGGCGGACTTCCTGGCGGATATCGCATACGCAAGACATACGCCCTGGTCTGATCCGTTCTGCCGTGCATTTTGCGATAACTGTCCAGCTGTAAAATGCACCCCGGAAGGATACGCAATCGAACTGGAACTGCACGAATGCGATTTTGCAGACGGTGTGTGTCCGCATGGCAGTGACGTGGTATGGTGGCTGGGACAGGAGGTAAGCAATGCGGAGGCGTGAGAGTAAATTGCAAAAGGGAAACGAACAAAAGGACAGCTGTGCGTTCTATGACGGCGGGAAGCGGTGCAGTATCCTTAATGCCGGGACGCCGCTGATTTGCGGATATAAAAGGTGTACGCTGTACAAGCCCAGAGGGACGGAGGTAGACAATGCCGAGAGAATATCAGGTAAAGCGGAATAACCCGTATCACCTGGAACACAATTTGTATATGCAGGTCAGTTACTTAGTCAAGCGGTATCATGATTTGATTGTACGATACAACAACGCACTGTACGGGGGTGCCCCTCCTGCCGACGGTATGCCGCGCGGCAGTACCACGGGAGACCCGACAGCCCGTAAAGCGGCAGTAATGATTGAGCTGGGCAGTCAGATTGAGGCCATAGATGATACCATATCGGAGATGCGCGGCAAGTATTGCGATACCTGCACGGGTGAGATATTTGACGCATATGGCGCTGTGATGGATTACGGTGTGTTCTGCTATTACCGGAGCGAGCCGGACAAGGATGAGGCACCGTGTAAAAAGACGTGGAAACGGTATAGATCGGAGTTTGTATATCAAGTAGCAAAAAAACTAAATTATTTGTGATGTGTGTCCCTTTGGGAACGTTTAACGTGATATAATTGCTGTAATGGATAGGTGGGAGCAATCCTGTTTGTCCAGCAAACTCCCCTTTCTGTGCGAGGCGGCCTCCGGGTCGCCTTTTGTGTTGGATGAGATGGATAAGCGAGGTGAACCTGACTGATGAAACAAAATCGAACAAATAACGGTTTAAGCCCGAAACAGAGAGAGGCGGCGGAAATGCTTGCAAACCCTGACTTTAAGGGTACAAAAAGTCAGGTTATTGACGAACTTGGTGTTTCGCGTTCAACATTTTACAGGTGGCTCCGGGATAAGGCGTTTATGGAATACACCTGCGACCTGATAGACAAGTACACAGATGCGGAGCTGTGTATGGTATGGAAAGCCCTAATCCGGCAATGCCTGGGCGGGGATGTTCAGGCGATCAAGCTGTTTTTTGAGTTAAAGGGGAGATACCGCAAGGAGGTATCGGCCGAAGAAAAGGCGGCAAACAGGCTGATTGAAGTGTTTGGAGGCGGCGGGCATGCTGACGAAAAAGCAAATTGAAATCATAGAGTGCATCAAGACGGAGAACCCCAAAATATTGATTTGCGCAGGCGCGAAGCGTGCGGGCAAGACATTTATACTGGGCCTTGCATATCTGGCGCATATCGCAAAATATCGGAATATGGGGCTGTCTTTTATCCTGGGCGGCGCGACGCAGGCTAGCATTCGCCGGAACGTGCTGGACGATATGGAGCAGATACTTGAAAAAGAGCTGAAGCTGGACAAGACCAACGGGATATCTGTATTTGGCAATAAGGTCTATTGCTTTGATGGCGCAAACGCGGACGCGTGGAAAAAGGTAAGGGGCTTCACAGCGGCGGGCGCGTTCCTGAATGAGGGAACGGCGCTTCATGATACCTTTGTAAAGGAGGTCATATCCCGGTGCTCCTATCCGGGTGCAAGAATCTATATTGACACTAACCCGGAGAACCCGAGCCACAGCGTCAAGAAGGATTATATCGACAAGGACGGTCAGAGACTGGACAATGGACAGCTCAATATACGGGCCTTTCATTTCACGCTGTTTGACAATGACACACTTGATCCGGAATACATAGAAAGCATTGTCAAGAGTACGCCGTCCGGCATGTTTACGGACCGGGACATCTATGGCCGCTGGGTCAATGCCGAGGGGGTTGTGTACAAGGATTTTTCGGACGATAACTATATCAGCCCAGCAGAGATAAAAGAACTGCAATTTACAACTTATTTCGCGGGCGTTGACTGGGGCTATGAGCACTTCGGTGTAATTACGGTGTTTGGGGAAACGGGCAATGGAACAGTGGTGCTCCTGGAGGAACACGCACATCAGCATTGGGAGATTAACGAGTGGGCCGATGCGGCCAAGCAGGTCAGGGACAGATACGGCGATATACCGTTCTACTGTGATTCCGCGCGTCCTGAACATGTACAGCGGTTCCGGCGCGAGGGATTGAGGGCGTATAACGCGGAGAAATCGGTATTATCCGGGATTGAAAAGGTGGCAACGCGGATCAAGTTGAAAACACTGCTGATCACCAGCGGGGCCAGGCGGTTTAAGGATGAGGTCGCGCAGTATGTATGGGATGAAAAGAGCGGTGAGCCGGTAAAGGCAATGGACGATGTGATGGACAGTATGCGGTACGCGATTTATACGCACTACAACAGCAACAGACGTGCGCGGATTGTGAGCAGAAATGAATTAGGATTGTGAGGTGGGGTACATGGTAATTGACAGGGAACTGATCCGGGACGGAATCAGTCCGCGGCTTTTGGCGGTTCTCATTGCCAAGCACGAGGAGGACCGGGAACGGTTTGCGCGGCTGACGGACTATTATCTTGGGAAGCATGACATCAACCGGCGGATAAAGGAAAGCGGCGACGCGGCCAACAACAGGGTGACGGCCAATTATGCAAAGTACATAACCCAGATGTCGGTGGCGTATTTCATGGGCGCGCCGGTGACCTACGCGGCCAGCGAGGGCCACGACATTGAAGAGCTTAAGGACTGTTACCTGGAGCAGGCCATTTCCAGCCTTGACTGCCAGCTGGCGAAACAGGCGTCCATATGCGGGGAGGCCGTGGAGATGGTCTATGTCAACGCGGAATCCAGGCCAAGGTCCTGCATTCTTCCGGCGTCCCAGGCCTTTGTGGTCTATGACGACACAGTGGAGCGCCGGAAGCTGTTCGGCGTGCATTACTATATCCAGCAGAAGCTGGACGGTACGGCGGGCGACGCCGTGGCGGAGGCGGCGGACGAAAAGCACCGGTATACCTTCCGGGGAAACGGGAGCTTCAGCGGTCTGGTGCAGACCGGCGCGGAGCCCCACTACTTCGGCGCGGTTCCGTTTATTGAGTATCTGAACAACGAGGAGCGCCAAGGGGACTATGAGCAGGAGATCAGCCTGATGGATGCCTATGATGTGCTGATGTCCGACCGCGTAAACGACAAGGAGCAGTTTGTGGACGCGTTTCTGCTCCTGCTGGGGATGGATATTGACAGTGATCAGGCCAAAAAGCTTAGGCGGGAAAAGATCCTATGCGGCGAGATCGGCGGGAGCGCCGAGTATCTGAGCAAAGTTCTCAACGAGGCGGACACGGAGGTTCTGCGCCAGGCCATCAAGGAGGACATTCACAAGCTGTCGATGGTGCCTGATCTGACGGATGAGGAGTTTGCGGGCAATCTGTCCGGCGTGGCAATCAAGTACAAACTGCTTGGCTTTGAGCAGGCAATCCGCAACAAGGAGCGGCTGTTTGAGCGGGGACTGCGGGAGCGGCTTGCGCTGTATCTGAATTTCCTGCATACTCGGCGGAACGCGCCGTTGATCCCCCTGCACCGGATTGACGTGGAGTTCCACAGGAACCTTCCGGCAAACGAACTGGAGACCGCGCAGATGGTATCAACCCTGTCCGGCATTGTCAGTGATGAGACCCTCTTGACCCGCGTCCCCTTTGTGACGGACGCCAAAGAGGAACTTAAAATCGCGGCAAAGGAGCGGCGGGACAAGCAGAACGCGCTTGCGGAGAGCGTCCGGGATTACAGCAGTCCGGTAAAGGCCGGTGAGGATGATGAGGAGTAAGGCCTATTGGGCCATGCGCGCCGCCGCGCTGGAATACCACATCCAGAGCGGCGCGGAGAAGCCGATTGCGCAGATCGCCCGGCTGTATCAGACAGCGGTCAGAAACATTCAGGCGGAGACCGCGAAGATCCGGCGGGAGCTGACAGCGCGGGGAGAGCTTTCGGAGGAAGCGTGGAACGAACTGCTGAAACAGGCGGACAGCGATTTATCGTTCCGGGAGCTCAGGTCTTTGCTGGAACAGACGGACGATCCTGATACAATAGGCAATCTGCTGGGCCGGATTGACGCCCAGGCATACGGCGCACGGATCACCCGGCTGGACGCGGTAAAGAACAAAATCCTTGCCGAACTCACCCGAGCCGCGGCGGCGGAACAGGCAATCTGCGGAGCGTTTTTAGCGGATGTGTTCCAGGAGGCCTATTATACCAATGTGTACAGCCTGGCAGAGGGGTACAACGCGGGCGTGGCCTTTGACGTGCTTCCGGCCCGGGCTGTGAGGAGGGCACTGCAAGAGCCCTGGAAAGGCGAAAACTACAGCCAGAGGATCTGGAAGCACAGCGGGGCGTTTGTCCAGCAGGTGGAACGGACTGTTGTGACCGGATTGCTTCAGGGGGCCAGCGTGCCGAAAATGGCGGCAGAGCTGACAGCGTTCACCGACCGGGCTGATTATGTATGTACCCGTCTTGTGCGCACGGAGACGGCGCATTTTATGGGCGAGGGACAGCACGAGGCATACGGCGCGGCCGGAGTGCGGCAATACCGCTTTCTGGCGGCCCTGTCGGAGCGGACGTGCGAAATATGCGGCGGTCTGGATTCCCGGGTGTTTTATGTGGCAGACGCACGGGCCGGTATCAATTATCCCACGATCCATCCGCATTGCAGATGCACCACAATTCCGGCGGACGCAAAGCTGACCGGCAGGCTGGCCCGCGACCCGGAGACTGGCGGGAACTACAGGACTGGAGACGTAAGCTTTTCTCGGTGGAAGGAGAGCCTGACCCCGGAGCAGAAGCAGGCGTTTGAGCTCCATGTCCGGCAGTTTAAAAACAAGTCCGGCGACCAGAAGCAGTACGTCCGGTATGTTCAGCGGCTGGGCGCGGGGAATATGCCGGAAACCTTTGACAAGTTCCAGCGGTTGAAGTATACTGATGTTAAGACGTGGACAGAGCTGAAAGGGTTTTACCGGTACAAAGGTGAGAACGCAAGGGCGGAAATCAAGGATTACCGCTGTGTGAATAAACTGCGGGAAATGGGTGTCAAAGGCGACATACATATACCAGCCAGAGAGATTGACACAGAACGTCTTGGCTTTGATGATGGGCATATCAATCAAATTCGAAAACATAATGTATCCGAGCGAGAGGCAAAACGATATATAGCTGAGGCCGCAATGTCAATAGCCAAAAGAAACGGGCTAACGGAGAACTATTATCACAAAGATGGAATATCTTATGTAAATCCAACGGAGAATGTAATAAAAACTGCGTTTTCAAACGGTGAATTTAAAGAGAATGTCATAAAGGTCATGGAGGTATTAAGCAAATATGGATACTAAGAATATCATGTGCCCGTTAACTGAATCCAGCATTGATGAATATGCCTGTTACTTAATCTGCGAAGCGGCAGAGGGCATGCTCCCGGAAAATGAAATGCCGGGAAGGCAGGGCTTTGAAACAGAAAGGAAAATCTGTTTAGACTGTCCGAACCACAGAGACGATTGATCGAAACCGCTTGCCGGATGGTGAGCGGTATTTTTATGCCCGGAAATCGAAGGAGGCGGCAATATGTTTGGTAAGATAATTATGTCAGAACGGTTATTCAAAAGTATGCTGGAAGAGGAATACAGGCGCGGATTTAAGGACGGTGCCACACCCCTTGATGAAGGGAAAAAGGCTTTTATGCTGAAACTTGGATTTATACAAGTGGATGACGATTTCTGGATTCAGAATAAAATGTTCTATGCCGCAGGCGACGGATATACTTGGGCATTTCCAACCCCAGAGGGATCAAAAGGAGCACAATATATGCCTTTTCATGAACGTTTTTTCCATAAGCTATCGGCGAGGGAAATCGCAATACAGGCTCAAAAGGCCGTCGATTTCAGAAGAAAGTCGGAGATCAAATGAATATCAGAATCAAGCTGGAAGGTCTGGACAATGTGCTTGGCAAGCTGGATAAACTGGCGGGCGGAGCGGACAGCGGATTGAAAAAAGGGCTTTTGCGCGGCGGTGAGCTGGTGCGGGCCGAGGCGGCGGCAAACTGTCCGGTAGATACCGCGCGGCTCCGTAACAGCCTCGTGGTGGAGGACGCGGGAGGAAACGCGGTGAAGGTTGGCACCAATGTAGAATATGGGATCTATGTGGAGTTTGGGACCGGAAGCAAGGGCGACCCATCCGTCTCGCACACCACGAAAAGCGGCTGGGTTTATTACAATCAGCAGACCGGAGGGTTTGTATACACAACAGGCCAGGCCCCGCAGCCGTTTCTGGTTCCGGCGCTGTACAGCCAGGCGGAAGCAGTGGTCGAGGCGGTCAAGGCCGGACTATTGGAGGAGATATAATGGTTGATGTCAACGAGATAACGGCAAAGATATTATCACAGCTTCAAAAGGACGGAATCAGCGTGTGCTATCAGTACCCGGAGGATTTTGGAAGAGTTCCGGCAGTGAGCCATTATGAGTTGTTCGACAGTGAAGGGTTTCGGGCAGACAACGCGGAATGGTCGCAGAAATCCAGAGTACAGATTGACATTTGGGCGGAGAAAAAAACGGAGCCCGCAAGGATTGCCGTGATGGTCAACAGCCTTATGCAGGGGGCGGGCTGGCTCCGGGAGTTCAGCCGGGATATGCCGAAACAGACGGAACAGCATTTGTACCACAAGACAATGCGGTTTGCAAAGGAAATCTACCCGGAGGGAGGTGAGGGCAATGGATGACAAATTTGAAGCGCTGTATCAGCTGAAGCTCCTGCTGGGAATTGAGGACGCGAAGCAGGACGCCCTGCTGGTGTTTCTGCTGGATGACTGCATTGCACGGGTACTGGGCTACTGCCGGATAGAAACGCTCCCGGAACAGCTGTACAGCTTGATCCCGGTGATGGCGGCAAGGGCTTACCGGGTTGGCGGCTATGGCCGGGCTGACCCGGATCCGCAGGTCACCAAGCTCCAGCAGGGTGAGCGGGCGGTCTGGTATGACACCGGGGAGGTCAAGAGGGATGACTGGATGAATGATTTTATATCCCGGCTGGAACCGTTCCGGCGCAGAAGGGGGCGTTTACCGAGTGAGCTTGCGTGAAGTGTTTCAAAGGTTCTATGACACGCCCGCCGAGATCGGAGAGCTGACCGAAGGAACCGGGTATCTGGAGGATGAGGAGACATTTGTGCGGCACGGCGGGTGCATGGTTGACTATCAGCCGTACAGCGGCGGTCTCGCGGCCCGGGAATACGGCGTGACGGACGAGGTGACGGCGCGGGTCTTTTCCGCAGACCCGGAGGACCTGCTGGAGGTTCGGCGGGTGGCTGTGATCGGCGGGATGCGGTATGATATTGTATATGCCGAAGCGTGGGAAGCCGGAAAGATGGCTTTGCTCCGCAGGCGGCGGTAAACTGAAAAAATAATGCGCTGTGCTTATTGCACGGCGTTTTTTCATGCAATCAAATATTGAGGAGGAAAAGAGCATGGCGGAAGTGGTAACAACTGCAACGGCTGGGGCGCAAGTAAGCGGGGCGCAGGGCGCAACGGTGACCGCGAACGGGACGGGGCAGTACGAAAACGGGACAGGAACGAACACAAACGGCCAGGCGGCGGCCCAGGGACAGCCAGCGGAAGGACAGGCACAGACCTACACGGCGGAACAGATGCAGGCGGAGGCTGGCCGGAGAGTGCAGGCCGCTTTGGAAAGGGCGAGGGCGGGCTGGCAGAACGAGCTGCAAAGTCAGCTTGAAAACGCCCGGAGCGAGGCGGAACGGCTGGCCAACCTTTCAGCCGAACAGCGGGCGGCGGAGGAGCAGCGGCTGGCGCAGGAACGATTTGACGCTGACAGGGCAAAATTTGAGGCGGAACGGCTTGAATTTGAGGCAGGCAAACAGCTTGCCGGGATGAATCTGCCGCCGTCATTTGCCCATTTTTTGGCCGGGAAAGATGCGGAGACCACCAAGACGAACATCGACAGTTTTTCCAGGGAATGGGCGGACGCACTGCAAAAGGCGGTTGACGAACGCCTGAAAAGCGAGCCGCCCAAGAGCGGAGGCGGAGACCAGGTCCCGGCCAATGCCGGGTTTATGGACATCATCCGCCAAAATCAAAGATAGGAGTGAATATTTATGTATTTAAAAAATGAATTGCAGGGCTTTGTGCCAACACCGCAGGCTAACGACATCATCAAGATGGTAACGCGGGGATCCAGCATCCTGCGGCTGTCCAAGGTGGAGCCCATGACCTCGGAGACCAAGAAGTTTAACGTGCTGACAGACGGCCCCGGCGCTTACTGGGTCGGCGAGGGCGAGCGGATCAAGACCAGCGGGTCCGAGTGGATCCATCCCACCATTACAGCCCGTAAGCTGGCGGTCATTATCCCGGTGACCCGGGAGAAGCTGGAGGATACTACCATCAATGTATTTGAGGAGCTGAAACCCCAGATCGCGGAGAGTTTCTACCGGGCCATTGACGGCGCGTGTCTGTTCGGGACCAACTCGCCCTTTGCCACCAACATTATGAAAGCTGTTGAGGACAACGGGATGATTGTGGTAGACAATTCCAACATTGATCTTGCGGTGTCCGACGCAATGGCGCTGATTGAGGAAAACGGCTATGAGCCCACGGGGTACACCGGCAGAATCGGCGTGAAGAACATGCTGCGCAAGCTCCGTGACGCCAACGGCGCGGCGGCCTATGTGAACGGCACAAACGGCGGCGAGCTGTACGGACAGCCCATTGAGTTTGTGCGCAGCGGGGCCTGGGACAACACCAGGGCCGACTTGATCACCGGCGCATGGCAGTACAGCATTGTTGGGATCCGGGCGGGGATCTCCTATGAGATTCTGCGGGAGGCCACTTTGCAGGGAACCCTTGACACAGACGGAAAGCCGCTGTCTCTGGCAGAGCAGGATATGGCGGCCATTAAGGCAACCATGCGGCTTGGGTATCTTGTTGTCAAGGATGACGCTTTCGCGGCATTCAAGTCGGGCGTGCCTGTTCTGGGTGAGCTGACTGTAACCTCTGCGGAGGGGACGGAGAGCGGAAAGACCAGAATTACGGTGGATCCCAAGCCCATCGGCGATCATAGGCTGGTCTACAAGACGGCGGCGTCCACAGCTCCGTCTGTGACCTATGACGCTGATCTGTCCGGCTGGACCGAAACCGCGGACGGCGCGGAGATCACGGCGGCCACAGGCCACAAGATCACGGTGGCAGAGACCACGGCGGACTTCAAGGCCCGGAAATCCGGCACCGCCACAGCGGCAAGCAAGGCGTAAGGAGACGGGAGGGCTTGCCCCTCCCTTTTCTATTAAAATTTTAGGAGGAATGCAAAATGGCAGAAGTAAAGAGCAAAAAGCCCATGCCGACAATCGGCGTGGATATGTACACGATTTTCAAGGTTGAGGACGACGGCGTGACCACGCCCGGGAAAGCGACTTACGGAGCCGCAGTGCAGATTCCCGGCACGGTGGAGATCGCGCCCACGGACAACGGGGCGACAGATACCTTTGACGCGGACAACGGCCCTTATGTGGTCGAGGATTACATTGAAAAGATCGGCCATGAGATCACCAACGCGGACATTACGCCGGAGATTGACGCCATGCTTCGGGGACTTACGCTCAAGGACGGGGGCGTAGAGGTCGGCAAGGTGACCAACGCCCCCTATTTCGCGGTGGCGTGGCGGGTGACCAAGGCGGACGGGAGCTTCCGGCTGGTGCGTTACTACAAGGGCAAGTATGGCTTCGCATCCTCTGTGGGCGGCAAGACCAAGCCCAGCGAGGGAGCGTCTGAGAAGCAGACGGCCAAGGCGACCTATACGGCGGTGGCCCGGGACTGCGATGAGAAATTCTATTACTATCTTGACACAAACGATCTGCCGGAGAACGTGACCGCGGCCACGGCTCTGGAAAAGTGGTTTGAGGATCCCAACTGGTATCCTTCTGCAGTGACACCGGGGGCGTAAGACAAGGGGGCGGGAAACCGCCCCTTTTCATTTTAGCTTGAAAGGATGGATGGAAAGATGAAAGCACAACAGGTTTTGAGCCTGGAGGTTGACGGGAAAACCGTCACGTCCAGGGCGTTTGATTTTGAGGCTATGTGCCTGATGAACGATATGCACGCCCAGGGCAAGGGAAAATTGAGCATTGGCGCAAACGCGCTGGGGTATATGTTTGAGGGTACCGCTGTGACTGACCAGGTACTTGCGGGTTTGGAACCCTGGGAGCTGGCGGCGCTGTGTGATCCGCTGTGGGACTTTTACATTGACGCGCTGAGCCGGGCATCCAAAAAGGACAGTGCAAAAAACTAAACAAGTCCGGCAGTATGCGCGGCCTGTACGCGCTGTTATTCAAAAGCCGCGGGATACTGCCGGACGTGACAGCCAGACAGCGCCCGCGTCTGCTCTTTGATATGCTGGACGGCTTGAGCGGGGAATCGGAGGAAGCCGCGCCGGTTCCGGATAAATGGGGCTGGTTTTATGGAGAATAACGAATTCTGTCGAAAGTTAGCCCTTGCACAAATTCGCTCTGCATGATATATTGTAAATATATTCATGAAAGGGGTGAAACGGTTGTGAGTACTTATTGCTATAGAAATCCATTAAGTGTTGATGGTATGTTTGACTTTGAGTTTTTAAAAAGGTTACACAAGGTAGAAGCCAACAATATATATGGGCATATCCCATATTGGGGGGAAAGTGTAGTTACTGAAAAATTTGAGCAATTTCTTGAAGATGGTTTAATTAAAATTTGTTCAAATTATGAAGTTTTGCAATATTTGAAAATAACGGATATAAAAGAGATTCTTTTCGCCTATGAGCTAAAACAAACGGGCAAAAAACAGGTGTTAATTGACAGGATATATGAAAATCTCTTAGATGACGAAATATTCGTGCCAGAAGGATATCATTCGTATATTGTACGAACGGAGAAGGGCGAAAAGATTTTTCAAAAATTAAAGACTTTAAAAGAAATGGAGTTTGCAAATTTGATTGATGGGATGGTGGATGCAATAGAGCAAGGAGACATTTCACGTGCTTATCATCTAATGTGTAAACACGAAATAAAGCAACCTTTTCAACGCGGCCTTTTTGTTGGAATTGGCAACAACAAAAGAAAATTCAATAAATATGGCGTTGATACAACATATTGGAGCACTCGCCTAAGGAAGGGTTTATCTGATAGCGAAACACAAAAATACCTAGATTACTTATATGCAGATGGCAATACAACAATGGGAGCGTTAGACGTTTGTTTTAACATGCTGGGAGTAGGAGAATACAAACAGAACGCAGAGACCGAAAAGTATTTTGAAAGGCATAGCTATTGAACCCACGTTTTAAAAGAATGGTTCTTTTTGCATAAAGACTATTTTCAAAAAACATTGACAAAAACACCTATAAACTGATACAATAAAAGCCAGCCAATGAGTGACTGGCGGTTATCCGACTTCCCTATTAGCTGGGAGGTGGTATTATGGAATACATGGTTATGATGTTATACATAATCCTGCTGACCATAATCGTCCTTAAAAGGAAATAGCCGCCCATAGCGGTGGACGGCGTTCCCTCAACTATAAATTGCAGCGGAATGACCGATTCGACCCGATCACTCGTTGGCTTTATTATATGCTAAAATTGTAAAATTGTCAAGGAAAAATGAGGAGAAAACAATGAAAAGGCACCCGACGGGGTGTCTTTTTTGTATGCAATCAATAAAAAAGAGGGTGAGAAAATGGCGGATGAGGTAGCGGAGTTAAAAGTATTGCTGACGGGCGATGGCAATAGTCTGGAAAACACCATAAGAAAAGCGGAGACTGAACTGAGAGGTCTTGAAAAAGTAAACGGAAAAACCGTTAAGTCCATTGCGGAGATGACCCGGCAAAGCGGCGGCTTCCGGGCCGTGGTAGATCAGTCTAAAAAATCGCTGGACGCCCAAAAGGAGACGCTGAAAAGCACGGAGACTGCATACAAAGCCAACACCAAGGCGATCAAAGCGCAGATCAGCGGCCTGGAGAAGCAGAAGTCCAGCTTGCAGAATCTTGCTTACAGCAAGAAAGAGGAGATTGAAACGCTGGAAGCCGCAAATGCGGGCCTGTCAAAGAACAGTATCGCGTACAAGGATAATCTCAAAGCGATTGAGTGGACAAAGGCCGAGCTTGACGCTGTGCAGAAACAGCGGAAAAAGGTTAACACATCCATTGCTGACCACGAGACCGCGCTCACCCGCGAAGAACAGGCCCTGACCAACGCACGGAACGCCGTCCAGGGTGCGTCCAGGCGGTATGAGACCATGAATACAATCATGAAGGACGTGGAGCGGCAGGAAAAGGCGCTGAACCTTCAGGAGACGGGGAAGAACTGGCAGGACGTCGGAAGCGCGGTTGATACGGCGACAAAGCCTTTCCAAAGGATGGCGTTGCTGACTGCGGCTGGCGGCGTGGCGGCGGCCAAGTTTGCCATTGATTTTGAGGACAGCTTTGCGGGTGTGGAAAAGACAGTGGAGGGAACCCCGGAACAGCTGGAGGCAATCAAGCAGGGTATTATTGACTTGTCCACCGTTGGGATAGAAGGGCGCAGCCCCATACCGCAGACCACGGCGGAGCTGAACGAGCTTGCGGCGGCGGGCGGCCAGCTGGGAATCCAGACCGAGCATATCATTGGCTTTACAGAGACAATGGCGCAGATGGGAACCGCCACCAACCTTGCGGGCGAGGAAGGAGCGCAGACACTGGCCAGATTTATGAATGTGGCCAACGTCTCCCAGGGGCAAGTGAAAAACCTTGGAAGCTCCATTGTGGATCTGGGCAACAACTACGCCACCACAGAGGCGGAAATCGCCGCAATGGCCCTTCGCATGGGCGCGACGGCATCTGTGGTAGGGATTGGAGCGGCGGACATTCTGGGCTATGCCACGGCTCTTTCCAGCATGGGCGTAGAGGCTGAGGCAGGCGGCAGTGCCGTATCCCGTATCCTGATGGAGATTCAGCAGGCCGCATCCAGCGGGGGCGAGGATCTTGCCATGTTCGCAAGCCTGGCCGGAAAATCCTCAAAGGAATTCGCAAAGCAATGGGGCGAGGACGCCAGCGGGGCGTTTCAGGACTTCCTGAGGGGCCTCAGCGAATCAAAGGATCAAGTCAAGGTATTGTCTGATCTGGGCTTTAATAACGTCCGCGACATTCAGGCTCTTCAAAGGCTGGCAGGGGAACAGGGCTTTGGGTTGCTGACCAGCGCGATCCGGCGGGCCAATACCGCTTGGATGGAAAACACCGCTCTGCAAGCGGAGTTTGACAAGAAAGCGGAGACCACTGCAAGCCAGCTACGGATCATGAAAAACAACCTGGTAGAATCGGCCCGGTCGATCGGCGAGACCTTCCTGCCGGATATTTTAAACGCCAGCAACAGCGTGAAGGAGTTTGCCCAGGGTATCGCAAAAATGGACGAGGGCCAGAAGCAGACCCTTATCACCACAGGCAAATGGGTGATTGGGCTTGGGGCGGCGGCAAAAGGGGCGGCCGGTGTGATTAAGGGCGTTGGAAATACAGCGGAAGCCCTTGGCAAACTCAGAAGCGCAGCGGCGGCTGGCGGCACATTCGCGAAGATTATTTCCGCAGCAGGGCCCGCAGCGTTGGCCGTAGCAGGTATCGGCGTGGCGGCATTGGCGGCAAAAAAGGGATATGATGCCTGGTATAACAGTCAATACCGCTGGACTGCCGGGCTTTCAAGGGGCAATGATGAGATTCGAGAGAGTATGGAAGCCCTGCGGACGCTGTCGGCGGCACAGCAGGAAATCAAGGCGCAGAAGCTTGTCATAGAAAATCCGGATTCCAGTCAGGAGCAAGTGGAGCAGGCCAAGTCCAAAATCCAAGAGATTGCGGCCATGCTGGAAAAGGAATATAATCTCAAAATCAGCACGGACGGAGGAACTGAGAAGCTGGAGAATACCGTTGACCTGTTGACGGAAATATCAAAAAATGAACTCCAGATAAAGATGAGCGCACAAAGCGACAAGTTGGAAGCGCTGCAAGGAAAACTTGCCGATTATCAGCGTGACCGCCAGGAGATACAGCAGAAATTTGACGATGCGCTTGCGTCGAAGAATCGGATTGGGGAAGCGCGGAAACAGCTTGCAGAGCTCGAAAAAGGTACGGCGGACTATGACGGCGAGGTGCGCAGGCTTGCTAATGATGCAGGGCTTGTCGTGACCCCCATGAGCAAAACGTCGGAGCTGATTTCCGAGCTTAATACAAATTATGATATCGCTGGATATAAGGTGAAGGAGTATGGCAATCAGCTAAATAACTTAGACGGTACAAATGCGGAGGCCATTGCGCTTTCTAAAGAACTGGCAAACTGGAATACAGAACTTATCGCAATGGAAGCCCTTAACAAGAACGCGGACGGAGTAGCGCGATCTCTTGAAAAGATGGGAGGACTTATTCGTGCGGCAAATCTTGACCTGAACGGGTACGCCCAGGCGGCTGCCCTTGCTATGAACGGCGTGAACAGCCTGGAAGATGCCTGGACCGCGGCGGCCAACGGAGACGGAGAGGCCCTGAACGGAATTGTCAATGATTACATCCGGGCAAGTTCTGAATTTGGTGCGGCTGCTCAGGATACGGCAGTAGGCGCTTCTCTGATTAAGAATGGTTTCCGCACCCTGGATGAGGCGGTCAAGAAAGAAGGCGCGGTTGGAAAGATTGCGGAGGATTATGAAACGCTTGGGCGAGAGATGGGCTTGTCCGCTAATGAGATCATCAAGGGCTCCGCGCTGATCCGCAAGGGCTTTACCGACATAAAAAGCGCGGCCAAGGCCGGGGCTTTGGATGAGGTCTCAAAGGAGATGACGCGGCTCGCCCACGAGATGGGTGAACTGCCGGAGAATAAGAGTATTACTGTTGATGTAAACGGCGATACCTCAATCCTGACCGAGATTGACGGCAAGGTACAGGAGATCCAGCGGGCTGATGGAACAACGGTGCGAATCAATGCCGATGGGAATGTTGAAGTATTAGATCAGGCCGGAAACCAGACAAAATACCTTGAAGGCGTTGGCGCGGTCAACCTGAAAGTCAATGCCAAGGGGAACATTGAGGTGCTCAATGAAGCCGGCGAAAAGGTGGAGGATATTCCGCCCGATACAGAAAAACTCCTTACTGTAACCGGCTCTTATCCGGGGAAGGAGGAGGTTGCCGCCGCGCTGGACCATCAGAATAGCCTGAAAAATGTAAATGTCACCTATACGGTCACTTATGCACAGAAAGGCAGTCCGTCGCTGGCCCAGCCATTTGCGGCCCCGCAGGCCAAAGGCACGTCCGACTTCGCGGGCGGGCTTGCCATGATCAACGACCAGCGGGGTGTGGCAGACCCCCGGGAGCTGGTGGAGGTCGGCGGCAGGGGGTATCTGTTCGAGGGCCGGGACGTTGTGCTCCCTCTGCCCGAACATGCGAAGATCTATCCGGCGGGGGAAACAAAGGAAATACTGCGCATGGCCGGGATCCCCCATTATGCCAGGGGAAAAGATAACGATGCCTGGAGCAATGCCAAGGACGCGTGGAGCCACAGGCAAAAGACCGCGCTGGTGCCTTTGTCTGCTAAGGATTACATAGCGTGGATCAATGAGATGCGCGGGGAATTCCAGTCCAACGCCGAGGCCATGATGGAGCTGGACGAGATGTTTGTGGATGCTGTCAAGCAGGACTGGGATGAGGCCCTGGACGCCATCCAGTACAGCCTTGACATGGGCGGGATCAGCGAGGCGGAATATTACGCCCAGCTGGAGCAGTATCGGGACGAGAACATACAGGCGGGAACAGACGCGTACAAGTCGCTGAGTGTAAAAATCCATCAGTACAACGAAAAGGTTTTGGAGGATGCCCGAAACACGGCAAACGAAATTTCCAAGCAATGGATTGACACCCGGACGTCGCTGAACGACTGGGGCGAGATTGGCGATACCCGGGGCGCGGCGTACAACCGGGTGATGGACCGCAATGCGGAGGCGCTGTTTGCTGGAAAGATGACCTGGGAGGAATACCAGGCTTTGGGACTGGAAACCTTTGAGACCCTGGCCAAGGGATACAAGCAATATTCTGACGACTGGATCAGCCGCGAAAAGGAATACAACAACATGAGCGCGGCCCAGCAGCTGGAGGCCATCACCCGGCAGGAGGACGAGCTGAACCGGTTTTTTGCGGATGTCGGCGAGTTAACTGACGAGCAGTATGTGGTCAAGGTTACGCTTGACACGGAGATCGCCCAGGCGAAAATGGATGCCATCCACGCGGAATACAGTGAATGGAAATCGGATTTTGAGTGGTATCAGCAACAGCAGGATGTGTATGGCGTTGATTTTATGCACAGGGGCGAGACGGCGGAGAGCACCCTGCGCCGCGGGATCGACAAGATGTGGGAGAAGTACGCCAAAGCGGATCCCACCTATCAGCAGGAGATTCTTCGGGACATTGATCTGGCGAAAATGGAGATCTACAAAAACCGGGAGCAGGAGCTGGACGACGCGCTGTCCGACTTCAGCGATAAGATTTCCGAGACCACTCAGGCCCTTGACGATAAGGTGCAAGCCCTGCGGGACAAGTGGACCGTGGAGGACCGGAGAAAAGACATGGGCGAGCTTGAGTATCAGCTGTCCATCTACGAGGGCGCTGTCACCAAAGAGGGCCGGGACAAGTACGAGAGCTTGCAGGAGGAATATACCCAGCTCCAGCGGGATGAGCAGATCTATAACCTGGAACAGAAAAACAGCGCGGCGATTGAACGCATGGAAGAACAGTATGCCGAGATGGAGGCGGCCAAGGCCGAGGAGCTGAGCGCGCTCAAAACTGAACTGCTCCAGACACGGGAGGCAAGCCGAACGGCGGTGGAGACGGTGAACAGCGCCATTGGCCAGGAGATAGCCAGGGCCGAGCTGATACAAAGCACCACGGAAAAAATGCTGGGGCTGTTTGAGGGGGACAAGGGCATGGCGAAGAACCTGGAGGCCCTGCTGGAAGCGGTAAACAACAAGCAGTATGACATTAACCAGAGTTTTACCGCCGTCATCAACGACCAGACGGATCTGCACGCGTTTGGCCACAGCATAGCGCGGTATACCAGAAACGCGCTGGGTATTTTCGGATAGGAGGACAGAACCATGATGTACGGAATTACTTATCGGGGACGGCACAGCCGTGAGTTTGGGCTTGTGGTGAAAACCAGAACCCGTCCGGCCGCTCCGCCTGTACGGGTTGTGGAGGAGACCATCCCATACCGGGACGGAAGCCTGGACTACAGCGGGCAGGCCGGGCGGCTGTTTTATGATGACAAAATACTTGAGCTGGACTTTACGGCTCCGGGCCGGGAGCTGTCAGAGACAAACCGGCTTGTGGCCGCGGTTGTATCATGGCTGGCCGGGGGCTGGGACGAGCTGGTCTTTGACGATATGCCGCAGGTCAAATGGATTGCGAAGCCCATTGAGCTGTCTGATATCACCCTGTCCCTGTATCGTGTGGGGACTTTTACAGTCCAGTTTCGGTGCCGGCCGTTTAACCGGCTGATGTGGGGGAGCCTGGGCCTTCCCCTTGACAGCGGCGTGCCGCTTGACAGTGACATATCGCTGGACTTTGGCGCGGAAAACGTCCATGATATGCCGAATACGGGGTCATATACGTTTAGCCATACCAATGTTGGAGACGTTGCCGCGCGGCCCAAATTGGTCATAACCGGCGACACGGATAACGGGGCGCACACCATCGCGATTCGGATTGGCGAGGCGGCGCTGACGCTTGCAACCACATCAGCCCGGCGGCTCAGCGGAGGACGGAGCCTGACGGTGGACTGTCAGGAGTGCGCGGTGTTCTGGGACGACGGGAGCGACGCCACGGGGCTTCTGGCGAGTGATCCCGTCTCCGGCATATTCCCGGAGTTCCCGGAGATTCCGCCCGGTGCATGTGAGATCGCTGTGACCACGGCCATAACGGGACGGTTACAGGTGGATTATGAGAATCTGTATTATTTTGGGTTTGTGGAGGGTTAGCCATGAGAGACTATATCAGAGTATACGCGCACAACGAAACCGCCTTTACGGGCGGCGGGCTTGGCGTGGCGGAGAACGCGAGGGACGTGTGCGTCAAATCCAATATCAACGGCGAGTACAGCCTGACATTTTCCCTGCATCCGGCTGACAGAAAAGCGCGTCTTGTGCAGGAGGAGAACATCTGCGTGGTGCAGGGCCAGAGATACCGCGTCAAGACCATTGACGGGGGCAGGGTTACGGCGGAGCATATCTATATGGACGCGGGCAGAAAGCACATCCAGCGGCTGGATGACATGATAGGATCCGCGCCGCGGGACATTATGGTAAAAATTTTTGAAGATACCCCCATACAGGTTCTGCCGCCGAGCGGACTGCCCAACGGAATGGCTTGGGTTGAGGATTTGACAGATTTTTTCGAGTGTTCCAAGCTGACGCCGCTGGGGGCGCTGAAAAACCTTATGGAGATGCTGGACAAATACAAGGTGCATAACGAGCTGTATGTTGATAATTACAGCATTGCACTTGTAAAGCAGATTGGCGTTGACCGCGGCGCGCGGCTTGACACCGCGTACAACGCAAAGGAACTGAAGGTAACCAGGGACACCACGGAGCTGATTACCCGGCTGTATCCCTATGGGACGGATGACCTGCACATTGGAAGTGCAAATGGCGGAACGCAGTATATCCAGAGCGAAAACTATGATAAATGGCCGGTTGAGGGATACCAGGATTTTGACGAAATCGATGATCCGCAGGAGCTGAAGGCGGCGGCAGAGCTGTTATTTGACGCGGAGAACCCCGACCGGATTGATATACCAAAGTACAGCATTACGGCCCAGTATGCCCAGCGCCGGGACAGGGAGATCAGGCTGGGTGATGTGGTGACGGTGGTTGACCGGGATTACGGTCTGACCACAAGCCAGCGCGTGGTGGGTATGGAGACCTATCCCTTTGAAAGCAGCCGCAATACCATCACAGTTGGCAAGCCGCCTGCATCTGCCGCGGATATGTTCGGCGGTGTGGTCAGCGCGGCGGTGGCCTATAACGGAACAACCAATTCCCGGGGGTCCGTTAAGCCGCAGTGGCTGGAGAACATTAAAACGGCCTACAGCACGGAGATCAATAAGGCGCTGGATTCCGCGGAAAGAGAGAACCGGCGGACGGTCATCCATGACTACGGGGATATCTGGGTAAACCCGGACAATCCGAATCAGGCCCTTGCCATAGTGGGCGGGGTGCTGGCTATGGCAAACGGCAAGAACCCAGACGGCGACTGGAACTGGTCGGCCTTTGGAGACTGGTCCGGATTTACGGCGGATGTGATCAATACAGGTGTGCTTAATACAGCGCTTGTGAATGTATTGGGGAGCAACGGGCGGCTTAAAATTGCAGACAATCTGTTGACCATTGAGGACAGCCAAGGGAAACCGCGCCTTCAGGCGGGATTGGTAAATGGCGAGTATGTATTCAGGCTGTATGATGCTGATGGTGCCGAGGCATTGACGCTGGACGAAAAAGGAGCAATAGAGCTGATCGGAACGGTACGCACAGGAGACGAAACCGGGCTGGTGGAGATCTCCGGGAGCGGTATACAAACCTCAGTCAATAATACATTAAATGGATTTAATACGGGCGTGTATGCGGACGGAAGCGGGGCATTTGCGGGGCTGGACCATGAGGCCAAAACCGGCATCAGGGCAGAAGTCACGAAAACAGGAACAAAGGTCAAAGCAACGCTGTACGGGCCGGAAACGTCATTTCTGGAGGTTTCCGGGACAACGGCAAAGCCTGTTGGGAATTGGGACTTTAGCAGTCTTGGCGGTGCTACAGGCGATTTCTGGGCTTACACCGGGGCGAATGGCACGGGAAGAAATGTACATGTATGGATCGAAAACGGAATTGTGACGAGGATAGCGCAGGGATAGAAAGGATGATTGACAATGGCAGATAAGTATGTACCGAAAAAAGCGGCAGGCGGTCAGACCAAGCTGCGCGAGTGGTGGAACGCGGTTGTGGAAAGCAATTTCGGAGTGCTGTACCGCGCGATAAATGATCACTTTAACGGCACGGATGACCGGCACACGGCGGAGCAGGTGGACTATGCGGAGGGCAAAACGGTCAAGGCGGCCATAGACGAAAAGGCGGACAGGGAGACATCAGACGGCGGTTTTGCAGGCGGAATGTTAACTGAAGCTGGTATGGGAGGAGCCGCCGGAAACTGTGCTGGTACAGGCAGTGGCGGAGCTAGTGGCTATAACGCATATTCTTCTGACGGTGGAGCAATGGGAGAAAACGCGTCTGCTGGCAGTGGTGGAGCGGTTGGCTATAACGCGAGTTCGGCAAACGGCAGTGGTTTCGCCGGAGGTTCAAATGCTGTAGCTGGTAATGGCGGAGCGATTGGAGTAAGCGCGGAAACAATAGACGGAGATGGGAACGTAATTGACGCGATCCAACTAGGTACTGGCACAAACCAGAGCCCCAAAACACTGCAAGTCTATAACTATCAGATGATGGACGCAAACGGGAAAATCCCAGCCGGGCGGTTGCCGGAAGGCGTTGGCGGTCTGGAAGTGATTGATACGGGGTTTAAGAGTTTTCCCGCCTTGCTGGCGTCAGCTTGGTTTGATACCTATACGGGTACGGTCGGAAAGGTTGAGGAGCGGTATATCACTTATGACGCAGATTTCGACACAGTAAAGAAAGTTATCCTGAAATTCAGCGTGACCAAAGCCGCCGGAAAAGATTTTACTACAACCAAGCAAGTGCTGGACTGTTCGCTGAGCCCATATTCGGATGCGTCAGACCCGTTAAGCGAAGGATCATATATGAAATACATGCGGATAGGGTCTGATGATGGGTACAGCTGGGGGCAATGGCAGCCGGTAACGCCGCAGCAGAGACCCGGCCGACAGGGATATACAGACGCGGACACCCGCCGTATGCTGAAATCCGCGAAAAGCTACACCGTTGCAAGGTCCGGCAGTACCGTGAGCTTTACGTCACCGCAGTTTTCCGTAGTGATGGAAGGGCGCATATATACAATCCCGCAACTCCAAAAGACACTGGACGGGATCACAGTTGATAAGTTTTACAAGCTCTATGTCATATGGAACCACAACTATGACGAATTTTCCATTTTGCCCATAGAGTGCGGAGCGAATCCACAGGAGTTTACGCCTGCTTTATTGAGCGAATACGAACACCTAATCGGTGCTTTTGGAACCCTGCGCTATAACGAGGCGGCACCTGCCAATCCATATATTTTTGAGCCCGCTGAAACGATTGATGTATCTGGTGATTTAATGGCCTTTGACATCTACTGCCGTCAGTCGTTCCCGGTTGACAGCGCATACTATACCGCGGAAAGCTGTCAGAAGCTGGACGATCCCAGCGGGGTCATGCAGGCAATACATAACGCGGGCTATGACAATCTTATGGACTTTATCAACAGGCTTGGCCGGGCAGCCGGACTGCTGGAAGGTTAAAGGAGGGAAAAGGAAATGGAATATTTACCAGAAATCATTATAGGCGTCCTGTCCTGTGCCGGAACGCTGATCGGAAGCTTGGCGGGAATCCGCAAGGCAAACGAGCTGACCAATTACCGGGTTTTACAGCTGGAAAAAAAGGTAGAGAAGCATAATGGGCTTATGGATAAAACGTATCAATTACAGGAAGATGTGGCGGTACTGGAAAACCGGCAGAGTGTATCAGAGCACCGGATCGCAGATCTGGAGCAGAAAGGAGCATAAAATGAAAAAGATAACAGCGGACACGATAGCGCGGACAATCGTCCTGGGACTGGCCCTTGTGAATCAGGTGCTTGCCATAGCTGGGAAAGAGGTTCTGCCATTCGCGGATGACGACATCTATCAGCTGGTCAGCTTGATTGCGACCATCGCAGCATCCGCCGCGGCTTGGTGGAAGAACAACAGCTTTACTGCGGCGGCCATTGAGGCGGACGCTTACAAAGAGCGGATAAAGGAGGGCGGCACCCATGAAGATCTATCTTGACCCCGGTCACAACCACAGCGGGGCAGATACGGGAGCGTGCGGGAACGGCCTGAAAGAACAGGACATCACCTGGCTGATTGCGGCGCGGACAAGGGACAAGCTGGAGACCGCGGGGCTCATGGTCCAGATGAGCCGGAACAGCATCACGGACAATGTGGGGAGCGGAACCGTCCGCTCCAGCCTGTCCGCCCGGACCCAGGCGGCGAACCGCTGGGGCGCGGACTTGTTCGTCTCCATCCACTGCAACGCAGGCGGCGGGCACGGCACAGAAACCTATTGCTGTCAGGGCGGAATTTCTTCCGTTTTTAAGCTTGCGAAAAAGGTGCAGGCGTGTTTGATTGAGACTGTGGGACTTAGGGACCGGGGCGTAAAAATCAACCCGTCACTGGCGGTTCTGCGGGGCTCTGATATGCCCGCGGTACTGATTGAGACCGGATTCATTGACAATCCGCAGGACGCCGCCGTGTTAGGGAGCGAGGCCGGGCAGGAAAAGTTTGCGGAGGCCATCACACAGGGGATTTGCGACTATCTGTTGATTGATTACATAAAGGAGGACTTAACCATGAGCCAATATGAAGAACTGAAAAACGCTTTGACCGATCTGACCGAGACGGTGAAGATTCTGGCGGTGGAGCTGGAAAACATGAAACATCCCATGATCTGGAATTACATTGACGAAAACATGCCGGAGTGGGCGCGGCCTACCATTCAGAAGCTGGCAGACAAAGGCCTTTTAAAGGGCGGCGAAAACGGACTGAACCTCACAGAGGAGCTCATGCGCCTGCTGGTTATCAACGACCGGGCGGGGGTTTATGACTGAGGAAATAGCAAAGGGGGTAGGCTTGCGCTTACCTGATCATATCGGGCAAGCTATTGACGGTATATCATATATACCATCCTCGGCGAAAACGCGGGTGTTATATTGTTTTCCGTCAGTAACCCTCAATTTGAGGGTTACTGAGTACGGATTTCTGTTCAACCAGCACGGTGTGCCATATTTGACACAGGGGTCCAGACAGGAAGCCCCTTGCCTAAAGTATATAAAACGTACTTTAAAGCCAAGCCGTAGAAAGTGACCCGGCAACCTTTAGGGGAAGTCATTTTGACTTTGTCCACGAGATGGACGAAGCGCAACTACCTGAATATCATTCAGGTAGCTGAACTGGTGGACCGTCAGTCACCTGGTTGATAGGGGGTGCTTGAAATTTGAAGCAGGGGGTAGGGCGGATTTTCCCTGCCTTTGAGCTAGAATTAAGTACATTTCAAGTACATACCCAAGACAAACGGCCGCGTAAATGGGACGTAATGAGCACGTTATATTTTTAAAAATTTTGTGCGGGTCGCGTCGAACTTGACACAGGCGGCATGATGTTGTATATTATAAGCACAAAGTCCCTTGCGCATAGCGTACAATATCACAGCCCTGCTATAGTAGCCCTCCC